ATCACCAATAAAAATTAGTATGCTAAGGCAATGGTTGAACGAAGACCGTATTGATGACCCAAAGAAAATGATAACTAATTCTGATATTGAATACTGGCTTGGGATTATAGACAGAGAAACATTCCGCAAGCAACAGAAAAAAGAAAATAGTGCTATGAACAAAGCAATCAATAACATAAGAACTGGATTAATTAATTAAGTTTAAACAAATGATAACAAAACTAGAAAAATTAAGAGATGAAGCTTGGGCGAGGAGTGAAAAGTATAATAAGGAATTTGGAGGCTTTGATATTATAGATGATGATCTTAGAGAAAAGATTAATCTATCAAGAGCTTCAGATGAATGGTATGGACTAGGAACGGCTTATAACAATGTAATTAAGATGTTAGAAAGTAAATAGACGAACTATACTCAGCTGTAAAGGCTTTTCACGACCATAAGATGAGAGACCTAGAAAAAGATAAACTACTATGAAAATACTTTTACTAACTATAACTACTTACATAATAATAATGTTATGGATGGGACTACAATAACCTGTGCAAGTTGCAACAAAGAAATAGACACAGGCAGCCAATCAATAGAAACTTATCTAATTAAGAACGGTAGATATTGTCAGGCTTGTAATATTAGGGCTGGAAAGAACTGTAAAGCTACTACCACAAAATTAGACAAGGAATATACATACGCTTATCAGTTAGAAAAACACCATATAAAGGCTACAAAAGAGTTGTAGTTTTATTTGCGTTAAATAAATTTGACAAACTGATTTAGATATGCTATTATTACAGCATAAAAAGATTAAATATCAGTCTTCAAAAGAGGACGAAAACCATTTTGAATCTTTTAAACATCACCCTATAAACAAAAAATCTTTACTAACGACTTAAAAATAGACTCGTACATTAATGGTATGGAAACAGATATAGATAAAGTACAAAACGAAATAATAAGAATAATAGAAGAAGATGGAGAGCTTAACAGTTAAAAAATTTAACGAGTTAAAGATAATTAGTTTTTTGCGTAAATATGAAGATAGAAAGCAAAGAAAAAATAAAACAAAATGGCAACAGAGAAACAAAAAAAAGCAGTAAATAACATGGTGGAAAATGGTGGAATTGTAAGTAAGGCAATGCTTGACGCTGATTACAGTGAGAACACAGCTAAAACACCACAGAAATTAACAGAGTCAAAAGGATTTAAAGAAATATGTGCAGATTGCGGATTAACAGACGAATTAATACTAAATAGCTTGACAGAAGATATAAAACTTAAACCCCAGAATAGAAAATCAGAATTAGAACTAGGAGCTAAAATAAAAGGACTTATAAAGGATAGAATGGAATTAAGCGGAGATAAAGAAAATCCAATATCAATAATTAGTTATGAAAGAGCAAAAGAAATTATCAACGGAGGAGATGGAAGCGATAAATGTAATAGCTCAAAATGAACTAATACCATTTTGCGGATTTGTTAAAAAATATAGTGCTAGCTGGTTGCATAGAGAAATAGCAAGACAATTAGAGAGAGTAGAGACGGGAGAAGTTAAAAGATTGATGCTCTTTGTTCCGCCAAGACATGGAAAATCAGAACTAGGAAGTATAATGTTTCCAGCTTGGTATCTAGGGAAACATTCAGAGAAAGAAATTATAACTTCAAGTTATTCAGCAGACCTATCTCAAGACTTCGGTTATAAGACTAGAAATTTAGTAGACAGCGAAGAATACAAAGAACTATTTGACTCAGAACTAAGAGAAGACTCTAAAAGTAAAGCTAAGTGGCTCACTAAAGAAGGAGGAGGATATACAGCAGTGGGGGTTGGAGGCGCTATCACAGGAAGAGGAGCAGATATTTTGATTATAGATGACCCAATAAAAAATAGAGAAGAGGCGGAAAGCTTAATAATAAGAGAAAAGATTTGGAGTTGGTACACATCAACAGCATACACTCGCTTGGAGAAAGGTGGAGCAGTTATCCTTATTCTTACTAGATGGCACAAAGATGATTTAGCTGGTAGACTTTTAAAAGCTCAAGAAGAAGGAGGAGATAAGTGGGAGGTAATTAAGTTCCCAGCTATCGCTACAGACAATGAGTTATTCAGAAAACAAGGAGAGCCATTGTGGAAGGATAAGTACGATATAGATTCGCTAGAGCAGATTAAAAAAACAATAGGTATATATGATTGGTCAGCACTTTATCAGCAAGAGCCAGTATCAAGTGAGACTCAAGAGTTCAAACAAGATTACTGGAAATATAGAACAATAGATGAAGTGTTAGCATTACAAACAAGAAGGACTCTAACAATAGATACAGCTATAAGCCAAAAGGCTAGTGCAGATAACACGGGGTTTTGTCTAAACTTCACTGATAGAGAAAACAACTGGAATATAAAAGCTTGGAAGAAGAAGATTAGCCCGCTGGAACTGATAGATGACCTGTTCTCACTATGGGAAGCATTCAGACTAGATGAGATAGGAATAGAAAAGACTATTTACTTAGATGTAGTTAAGCCATTCCTAGACCAAGAGATGAGAGTTAGAAACAAGTTTTTAAAAATAAAGGAATTACAACATAATCAAGTGCAGAAAGAAACTAGAATCAGAGCGTTGTTACCTAGATATGAAAGTCACTCAATATTTCACATAACAGGACAATGTTCAGACTTAGAGGAGGAGCAGGTAAGCTTCCCTAAGGGCACACACGACGATGTACTGGACGCAGAGGCATATCAAACACAAATGATAGCCCCGATTAGAAAACCTCTCATAGGAGCATTAGCTTATAAAGAAGAATCATACTCATGAACATACAAGATTTCCTTACAAACTATGAAGATGGGACTGTCCAAATAGGCAGTAATGTTTCATATAAACAAAGAGACGTTATAAATAAAAACCAACAGATGAAGAATGGACAATATGAGTCCAAATACTTCGAGGACGGAGAAACAGAAAAGTATTACTACAATGTAGTCCACGGATTCTCATCAAGTCTTAAAAGAGGCTCACGATTAAAGATTAGTGAGTTTTCTTTGACTTCATTAAATGGAAAGTTCCTTAGAATGGTAGGCATATTAAAAGGAGCAGTAAAACATTTTCTTAAATACAATGGGTTTATTGAAAAGAAAGAAGAGGTATTGAATGAATTAGTTGATATGGGGCATGTCCTTACAAAGGTAGTCGACGGAGATACAGAGGTAGTTGACCTTAGAAACTTTGTATTTAAACCAAACATGAGATCTGCTAAACTTGAAGGAGGAGCTGAAAAGATATTCATGACTTACGAAGAAGCCAGTGCAGAGTTCAAAAGCAACAAACACTGGAGTGAGATAGAAGAGTTTTATGACAAGATTAAAGACACGGAAAGCGATCTAACTTTTATTGAATACTGGACGGTTGATGAGTTCGAAGTTAATGGTAAAAAAGAAATAACTAAAGGTTGCAAGAAATACTTAGATAGAAGCGAGACTACAGCAGACCAATACGATAACCCAACAGAATGGGAAGCTCAACTAGAAATAGATAGCTTCGTATCACCTCATGAAATTAAAGTGTCTAATAAAAAAGACAAAAAAAGATACGGAGATTTAATGAGAGTATTCCCTTATGACGAACAAAGACTAATAGACGTACCTGGACGTTACCTAGGAATGGGAACTTATGAACTATGTAGACCAGCTCAAGAAGATTATAACGAAAAGAAAAACTACAAGAGAAAGTTTGATAGGTTAGCTCTCAGAGGTATTTTAGTCCACAAGATAGGAAACATGAGGACAGAGAGCGACGGAGAAGCCCTAACACAAGAGTTCCTTAAAAGAATGGACACTGGCGCAGCGCTTAAAATACACAGCGATGAATCACTTGAAAGACTCAATGTCGGTTCAACTACTTCAGATACTCTAACTATGACTAATGACCTCTTTGAGTTTATGAGGTTTATGTTAGGAGTGACTCCTATTTCAATCGGTAATGACTCAACAAACAAAACAGCTTCATTCGCAGTTATCCAGAACCAAACTCAACAATCTACTTATCAGGTTATCAAAAACAAAACAGCTAGACTATTTGAAAGACTATTCCAAGACTTCCTTATAGAGGACATTATTGAAGATATACTTTCAGGAGACATCATTCCAATTTACGCTGATAAGAATGACTTAAAAGAAATGGATAGATTCCTAGCTAAAGCAGAAGTAGACGACCAGTTTAATAGAACTCGCCCTAATATCAACGAGGAGACATATAATGCCGTTGTAGAGAACAGAGCGTTAAAGAACGAGGAAATGGGAGACGCAAGGTTTATAGACATTAAAGACACAGAAATAAAGAAAGCTTTTAAGAAAATGCTTAAAGAGGTTGATTCTTTAGTAGAGTTCAACATAACCGATGAAGCCTTTGACCCATCATTAAAGATTAAGACACTCCTAGACGCTGACCAAATGCAAAACGAGAAGTTAAGAGACAGAGTTTTAGATATAGTAGGAGTTAGCCCTAAAGAATTACAAGAAAGTGATGAAGAGAAACGCAAGAAACTCCAAGAGCAAGTAGGACAAGAAAGAGCGATGACAGAAGCAAGAAACATCCCAGAGACTCCAATAACCCCTAATGTCCAACAATTAACCCCTAATGTCCAACAAAATGAAACTAGTACAAGAGGATAAAAAAGTTGAGAATACAGAAGAAATTCAGGCTTCCTTAAAAGAATCAGAAGCGGAATCAATGGGGAAAGCCTTAGAGGAATTTAGACAAGCTCCTTATTATAGATATGTTTGTAAGTTCTTTGATGAATACGAAGCCCAGCTAACTAATGAGATATATGGAATGCAAACAGAAGAGATGAGAAAAGTTTTTATGCTACCGTTAAAAGAACAAAGAGCAAAGATAGCCCAGATGAGTAAACGAGATTCAATCATTACAGGAGTTCTTTCAATTATTAAACAAGTACGGAGAAAGTTGTAAGAGTTTCTCTTTTGCCTATTCTGTCAGGACAATTAAGTCTTGGTAGGCAAATATAAACTCTTACTTATGTCAGAAGAAAATTTAAACCAAGAGGAGCGAGAGGTTGAGGACATCTTTAATGATGAATCCGAAGACTCAAACGATTCCGAAGGAAAAGATTCAGAAGACGCATCAACCCTCTCAGACGATGCCCTTGTTGAATATAATGAGCGTGTCGGTAAAAGCTACAAGTCATGGGACGACATAGCTAAACGAGAGAAGGAGGCTGATAAAGCCTTTGCTAAAGGAGAGCACAAGAAAGAAGAGACGGTTGTAAAAGATAGCCCGTCTGTAAACGATGAAGTCATCGAAGAACTTCTTTTAACAAAACACCCAGAAGCCGAGTATGTTATGGACGAACTAAAAGACGTCTCTAAACAAACAGGTAAAAGTATGCTGAAACTCTTTAGAGAATCAAAATACTTTCAGGGTGAAGCAAAATCTTTAGCTGATGCCAAACAAGTTCAAGAGGAATCAAAATCTAAGATTAACAAACCAACTTCAGGAGCTGGTTCGCCCAAAAAAGATTTCTCAAATGTTAAGACAAGTGAGGACGTCGCTAATTTATCTGATAAAGAAAAGGTTGACTTCTTCAACCATCAGGTAAAGAAAGAACAAGCGGGTCAGAACTGATAGGGATAAAAAGAAATGGCTAATAATTTATCAGCATTTAATCCCGAAATATGGGCTTCAATGATTCAAGATATTCTTGACAAATCATTAGTAGGAAAGAACATCACAACTTTTGAGTATCAAGCTCAATTGACCGAAGGAGATGTAATTCACGTTCCATATATCGGAAACTTAGACGCCAACACTTATGTTGACGCAGATGGAGTAACAATTCAATCCGTAACTCCAACGGACGAATATCTAACCGTAGCAACTACAAAAGAGTCTAGTTTCTATGTACAGGAAAAAGATATTATCCAAAACAAATATTCTACAGCTAGAATGTACCAAGAGAGAGCTGCTTATGCTTTGCAAAATGCAATGGATACAGCCCTATTGGCAGAAGTAGCTAACGCAGGACTAAGTCTAACAGCAGGAGACCTTACAGGTGGAACTGGGACAGGAGCTATCACAGCAACTACCACTAATATCATTGAGATTTTCTCAGCTGCTAAACGAAAACTTATTGCTAACAACGTAAAAGTTAATGGTGATTTGTTTGCAGTAGTAACTCCAGAAGTAGCTTCTCTAATCGAACAAAAGATGGCTACTGGTGGATTCAATGTTACTGATAGTGCTTTAAAAAATGGCTATGCTGGAGACTTCCTTGGTTTCAAGGTTTATGTTTCTAACAATGTTTATTCTCCATCTTCAATCGACTATTGTGTATTTGGTAAGAAAGGTTGTATTGCAGCAGTCGTTGAAAGAAGTCCAAAGGTTCTTATAACTCAACCTTCTGATAAAATTGGAAAAAACTTTATCACTTGGGATTTATACGGAATTAAAACTTTCCAAATCGGTAAAGACGAAATGGTAAGTGTAAATATATCTGAATAATTATTCTTGATATAAAGTAAACAATTAAATTGTTCCTCGGGCTGGCACTTCTAACCGCTAAGCCCGAAGGTTAGAAAGCAATTATGAAAAGAAAGATATTAGCATTATATTCTCATGAGAATGCCGTTGAGAATTATAGGACTATAAGACCATTAGAAAGAGTGGAGCACAAAGTAACCTTCCAAGACTTCATAGCTAAGAAAAGAAGGACTGTTGGTGAAATAGCTGAAACGCTCTATAAGAAAGGTGATGTTTGGTTTATAAAATATCTACCAGAAAACGACTTACCTGAGGTTCTAACGTCTTGTAGGAATATTCTAAACTCGACAGGAAAGAAAGTTAGACTAATAGTAGATATAGATGACAATGTATTTGAAATACCATTCGAAAATATAGCTTCATTCTTTTGGAGCAATAAAAGAAAATCAGAAATGGCGGCAGTACTAAAACAAGCAGACATGATCATAGCCTCAACTAATCCACTAAAGAACTACTTAAAAAGATTTAATGATAATGTAGTTGTGCTGAAAAACTGTTTGGACTTGTCTCAATGGAAAGATAAAAAAAAGAAAAACAAAGTAATTAAGATAGGATGGGTTTACTCCAAGACACATATACCAGACATACAAAGATGTGCAGAAGCTATCAAAGAGATTAAAGAGGAGTTTGGTGATAAGATTAGTATAGAGTTGTTAGGAGGAGATAGAGGAGTATTCGATTGTGATACAAAAGTAAATAAGCCAGTACCTTTTACAGAGTACCCCAAGAAGCTCCAATCACTTAATTGGGACATATCAATAGCTCCACTAGCAGACAATGAATTTAATAAAGGAAAGTCTAATATTAAATGGTTAGAATCAACAATGGCAGGCTCAGCATTTATTGGAAGTAATGTTTATCCTTACGAGCACAGTATAAAGAATGGAGAGACTGGGTTTATCTGCGGAAGCAAGAACCAATGGAAGAACGCTCTAAGAAAGCTAATAACAGATGAGGCATTGAGAGAAGGAATAGTTAAAAAAGCTAGAAAAGAAGTAACTCAGAATTACGATATAGACAAGGAAGTTTATAAATATAATAAGTTATTTGAATTAATATAATGGTAGAAGCTGGAATAAAGTTAAATTTAGGATGCCACAAGTGGAAGATACCAGGATGGATAAACATAGATACTGACCCTAAAGTAACCCCAGACGTTATAATGGATGTTAAGAAGCTTGATTACCCTAATGATTACGTTGAAGAGATATATGCTGGACATTTGTTAGAGCATTTAACAGTAAATAGCCAAGTATTGAAAGAATGGAAAAGGGTGTTGAAACCAGGAGGAAAGATAACAATAACAGTCCCAGATATAGCAAAGGCTATAGATTTATATAATAAAGGACAATTAAGTTATGATTTCTTGATTCAGGTAGTATTCGGAAATCAAGAAGTTACAAAGCATAATATGGTATTTTCAGAAAAGATGTTGTTAGCGATGGTAAGTAAAGAATTTCCAAATGTTAAGATAATAGATGATTTTGAATATTTAGTAGCTAAAATAAACTGGCAGACTATATGCCAAGCAACAAAATAGCGGAGCAATAGCTCTAGGAAATTACAACAAAAAAACAATTGAAGTTAAAAAAAGTAAAGATATATTTATATGAGCACAAGAGCACAACTATTCACAAGAGCATTAAGAATATTGGACACAAATTCAACTTCTTATCCACAAACAGACTTCAACTCGGATTTAAACGAGTCTTTATCTTTGAGAACAATGGAGATACTACGCCTTAAAGGTTATAAGCAAGTTACTCAAACTCATTCTTATACTGATTTAGTATCTTCTGATGGATTAGTAGCAGGGGACAATGGATTTAATGGAGAATACTCGATACCAACTGACCTTTTAGACATTGATAGAATAGAAGTTACCTTTGATGGTACTACTTGGTACGTTATAGATAAAAATGGGCTATATGATATTTCACAAAACCCCACTAGTGAGCAAAACGCTACAAGTATTAATAATAATTTCAGTAAATCAGACCCTAAGATAACTATTATTAGGGGTTCTATGTTTATTAGACCTTTAACTGATACGACAGTTTCAAACGGAATACATGTTTTTTACTCTCCTAGACAGTCTGAAATGGACGAAGATACTGATGTGCCTGACTTTGAAGGAAACTTACACCAATGTTTGATATATGATTGTGCTGAAATGGAAATGCTTTCACACCCTGATTCTTACGGAACACTAAAAGAAAGAAGAATAGCTAAAAAGAAATTTCAAGTAGATAACGAGTTCAAACAATTTTACAGAACAAGACTCAAAGGAGGCGAAGATATAAGTGTTAAAAAAGAAAGTTTTAAATAAAATATATGGCAATAGTAAACACAGACATAAAGAAATATCTTTCATAAAATTAAATAAAATGTTATAATATATAAAAAGATTTAGAGATTTTGAAAATAGTAAAGACGCTAATAATTTAAATAACTTGTTACTTGTTTGTAAAGCTTGTCATACTGAAGTTTTTACAAACAAAGGACTATAATAATGTGCCAATTACATCTAGTGAAATAAAAAAATATTTATCAGGCGGAGCTTCAAATGCAGATAAAGGAGCTTCTTTAGGAGGCGTTATCTCTTCAGTTGTAGTGGTAGATGACACCCTAAACAACCTTTTCGCTGCTTCTGATTCTACGGAAGCACTAGAAGGCTCAACAAAATACAGAGCCTTTTTTGTTAAGAACACTCACGCAACTATAACAGCAGTAAATGCAGAGGTTTATATAAGCTCAAACACTCCTTCCGTAACAACAGCAGTAACAATCGCTATCGCTGATGAGGCAGTTGGAACTGACACGATTGAAACAATAGCAGACGAAGACACAGCACCTTCTGGTCCTTCATTCGTAACAGCTGACGGGGTAAGTAACGCAATCAGTATAGGAGATATTGCACCAGGAGAAATGAAAGGTATATGGGTTAAATGGGCAATAGACGCTTCCACCGCAACAGTAAACGATGAAATGACTATTGCAGTGCGTTTAGAAACAAGTGCTTAATATTAAAAAAACATTATGGCTTTAGAAAGATTCGACCGAATTAAGGAAACCACAACGACAACTGGAACAGGGACTGTTTCATTATCTGGAACTGCACCTGTCGGATTTTTAACATTCGTAACCTCTGTAACAAGTTTGGCAACTGTCCGCTACTTTATTGAATCTACTGATTTAACAGAATGGGAAGTCGGAGAGGGAGTTTTCACAGACGGAACGCCTGATACTCTTTCTCGTGTAACAGTTTTTGCTTCTTCAAACGCAGGTTCATTGGTTGATTTTTCAGCAGGAACAAAAACAGCTTCACTTTCTTTAGTAGCTGAAGATTTGAAACAAGCCACAGGAGCAGAAATAAACACAGGGACAGATGACACTAAATTTGCAACAGCGAAGGCTATAGCAGATAGCAATGTATCATTTCCAGACGGGACTGAGACTTTGACTAACAAAACAATAAATGCTGATAGTAATACTATATCAGATATTACTAATTCTGAATTAGGAACAGCGACAGGAGAACTTGGAGGAGCATGGGCTTCATGGACTCCTACTTGGACTAACTTAACAGTAGGGAATGGAACAGTAAACGCTAAATATACTCAGATAGGGAAAACAGTTCATTTTAGAATGAGTTTAGTATTTGGTAGTACAACTTCATTAACAAATTCAATAGCAATTAGTTTGCCAGTATCAGTCTCAACTGACTATTATCATGATACAAAAACAAAGATTGGTTTTGCTCATTTTGAAGATGCTGGAGTTGCAAATTATATAGGCGTGATTGGAGTAGTTGGGGATGACCCGACTTTACTTAGTGTTTATTATATTAATGCATCATTTAGCACTTCTGGTATATCGAGCATTGCCCCTTTCACTTGGTCAACTGGAGACCAAATGATTATCCAAGGAACTTACGAAGCAGCTTAATCTAAAACAATAATAGCAATAGGACAATTAGCTTAATAAATATATGGCAAAAGTAAATTTAATATATGAAACCAATCAGATACGGAACATTTTATAACGGACAGTCAGGACTAGGCAAACTAGACCAGGCTAGATTTTATGATACAGACAACTTAGATATTCACACAGAAACAGGAATGGCAATGCCAAGACCAGCTTTAGAAAGTGAGAGCACAACCCCAAACGAAGCTTGCTGGAACATCTACAAATTCTCTCGGCGGTTCTGGTTCTTCAACACAAAATACTAATTCAAGTATAGCATCACAATTTATAGCTAAAAGTGATTTAGGGGCTAATTGGATAACTGCGTTATCAACTAATTTATTAGAGCCAAATTCTTTTTATACAATAGGAAGTGAAGAAGAAACAACAGCAAACACAACAGATTTCTTCCAATTTATTAACTAACAACAATAACTTTATGAAACTATCAGTAGTAATGATTGTAAAAAATGAAGAAGCATGTTTAGGGAAATGCCTAGAATCTATTAAGGGTGTAGAGAACTACGGAGCGAATAATCAAATTTAATAAATAACGAATTAGTAATATGTACGGAAGTAGCAACTATGGAACAACTGCATACGCATCAAGTCAAAGCTCAATAATATATGTTATTAGTAGTTTAATACTGAAAAGAGTAGTTAGGAGTTATGTATTAAGCTCGCTGACGCTTAAAAGAAGAATGTACAACTTTGTATCTACTACACTGACACTGAAACGAAGAGTCTACAACTTTGTATCAACGACACTAACATTAAAGCGTAAAATAGGACTATGGGCATATTTATCTAAACCAGACGCACCAAGTTACGGTGATGTAGTAAAACCATCAGCTCCAACTTCCACAGATATAGATAAACCACCAGCTGGAATTTGGACGGATTTACCAAAAACTTAAATAAATATATGATATACAACGGATTTACAAAAGGAGAATATAAATCAGAATACATACAAGATGGTTTTTCATCTATGGTTAATGTTGACATTGATTCAAAGAGAGGAACTTGCAAGGGTCAACTAGCTTTAAAAGTAGACTCAACTACTCCTAACGAAAATTCTATTCTAGTAATGACGCCAAGCGGAATAATGTATTCTCTTTCAAAGACATCAGGAAAGATTTGGAAAAGATTAGTTAATGGCACTTGGTCACTAGCTCACACAAACACTAACGGAGCTCATGTTGGAGGAGGATTCTTTAATAATCGGTTATGGTTCGCTACTTCTACTAAACTAGGAGACTTTGACCTTTCATCAACTTGGACAGACACACAGGGAACTTTTGACAACACAACCACAGTCAGACCTTTTATTAGAGGAGGAGTAAACAGAGCCTTTGCTTATTTCGGAGATGGGGCTAAAATAGCTAGAGTAGATA